TAACTTTGCTGATGACTGACTGATTGCAATAGGTGATGTGTATCGAATGTCTAACTCGACACTATCGCCCAACTCTTCTGGAATCTCAGGCAGTCTATTGTTCCGGTACATTATGCTGAAGACTCGTAGGACTGTCCAAGAAACAAACTCAGTACGCAACCGTGACATTGCTTGTCCCAGCAGTCTGTTGGCCCGTTCCATCCGCTTCGCAATCTCAAATGCAGTCTTCTGACCGCTGTCGCCTAATGGTTCACGAATAATGTCAGTGAACATGATCATGCGGATAGCCTGACGCATCTCATCTGCTTTGAACATCGTTACGTTAAAGTCAGTGCCATTGTCCCAGTAACGTGTACCGTTAATGTTGTCTACCGTTGTGATCTTGCCTGCGCCTGAGTTGATGTCGCCTTGGGCATTGTTTGACTCAGTCAGGATTGGCTTGTCGATGTTCTTCTCGACAGCAACCTTCTCAAGTCTCTTCATTGCGTTTAACTCTCGCACATCCGGCATTGCTAATAGGGCTGGACTGTAACCGTTCCATGCGTCTGCATTGCGATACCACCGTGCCACCGACCGTGCTGGTTCATAGTACCCAGACTCCTTGATCAGAGACTTTTCAGTGTAGTTGATCCACATTGAGCCAAACGGTAATGCGTCACTGGCGACATCCTCAAATCCGTATGCTGCCTCGTCAATGTCTGCGTCATCACGAGGATAAATGCAGTGAAGTATCTGGTACATTTTCTGCGGGTTCTCATCGTCATGCACTGGCAGTGATGTCTCATCCACCCCTTCCTGCCCTGCGAACTGCTGTTGTATAGCTTTTGCTGTCATAGCAGATTCAAAGAAAGTCAGGTCTAACTCACCGTACTGGTTTTCCATGCCTCGGATACCTCGGAGGTATTCCGATTTAAATGACAACCCAGCATATTCGCCCCTGCTTGTCTTTGCAGTGCATCGCATCGATGCTGTACCAAATCCAGAATAATCCTTGTAGTACTCTGATGCCTCTGCTTCAAAGTTAGATTCGGATATCTCCTGATGCATCAACCGGGTCACCTCTTGCGACCACTCCTTAACCCTCTTCACCTTCATCAGTTTCTTGTCGCGGAATGAAACGCCGAACCAGTCAACACCAGCAGGTGTCGTTACCGATGCAATGTAGTTGCTCAAATCTTCTATCGTCTCCGGGCCGATGGAGTCCATCAGGTAATCCGTCTTCTCCTCTCCGGCAGACTTCTTTCCGAGAAAGCCTGATCGCTGGGGTAGAAAGTAACGCGCAACATCCTCATACATTGTGTTGAAGTTCTCAGCGTCTGAGTCCAGCGTATCGAAATAATGAATTGCTGTTTCTAAATCTAGTTTCATCGAATTGTTCCTAATGCCTGTGTCTGTTGAGGTCGGTGTCCAACGGACACACCCTTGGTCTTAATCATCTGAAATGCCATCCTCACCGCATCAATAGTATCTTCACGTTCCTTAACCCGTTGACCATTCTTTCTGTGGTACGAACGAGACTCTTCAAAAAATTCGGTGCAGTTGCTGAACACCTTGAATGTACCGTCTGCCATCCCCTGATGCATGGCCTGTATGCCAACCTCCACTGATAGGTCACGAGCAGGCCGCTTACCCTCATGGGTTGGCTTGGTTGTTGGATTGGTAAAGTCAATCATACGGGATATACCAGCCTTCCGATAATAGCTCCGCAATGACTTGCCTGTCCCCTTCTCGGTTTGGTCAATGTCATGAGGGAATACCAATGGCACTTCGGGCCACATCGCATTGATTGCATCTGCATTCTTCTGCACCGGGTTTACGTTCTCACCGAACTCATTGATAAGCTGGGCAAGTGATTTTCGCCATGTCCGGGTAAGGTAGGTGATGTCGCTCTCAGGATCATAGGCCAACCATGCAACCGCAGTCGGATGGCTAACCCCCAGATCAATCCCCTTCAAGCACCGAAACCAACTCATCCCCTTAATATCGAACGGTTCGCACTTGTACTGTTCCTCGGAGATCGGGAATACGAGGCCACCAGCAAAGAATGGTATGCCTCGCCTACGCATATCATGTTCATGCGATGGAATGCCTGCCAGCACCTCCTGCTGCACACTGGGTGTTAGGTGTGCTGCCTCATCCCACGATATCGGCCCAACCAACTCCTGCGATGGCTTAATAGACTTGGTGAAGTTTACGATAAGCTGAGTCTCACCCAACTCCGGTGTCAGCGTGTACTTGATCTTGCCACCCTTGCCACCGTTCCCGTTCAGTGTCCGAACGTGCAACTGACCAATGACCTCGTCAGGTGGTTGCTCATCGCATCTCACCTTGTCCACCACCGACCCAGCCATAGGCAATGAACCCTGACCTGTGCCAATCTGAGTGTATGCCTTGAGACTGACCTTTGATCGACCACCACTGCGGTGTCTGACATAGACTTCGGATGCAAGCTTTTGGGTGGATCGTGAACGAACTATCTCAATGACCTCGTCAGGGTGAACCCAACCACCAGTGAACGTGCCATTATCAAGCAGTTCACCAAACAACTGCTTTTGCAGCACATCTCTTAACTGATCTGAGCTAACCCCCAACAGCCACAGTGTGATTGGGCTGTCGAAGCTGAAACCACACCAACCCGGTGGGTAGTCTCCAGTCAGATCAAGAGCATCCTCATAGGCCGCACACTGTGACTTGCCTACCTGATTACCTGCCATAAGCAGCGTTTCTTTGTGGGCCAGACTGCTTTCAAAGTAACGCATCTGGAAGTCGTACCACTTCAGCGGATTGTCGCGCATCCTGACCCGTGAGTTCTCTTCCAACTCCATCAGCAGTGAGTGATATCTTTCGAGGTCATCATTGCTGGCGCTAGTTAAGCTTTGCTGGCTCAATCACCTCACCCTCAATTGCCCCGATGCCTAGTGACTGCTCCATCTGCTTAACATCTCGCAGCAGTTCTTCGCGTGATCTACTCTTCTGGACATCAATGCTCATCTCCACTGACTTAGGATCAGGCAGTATCTTCTTGAGTTTGGCTAGATGCAGGGTGGCTCTACCCATAATGGCAGGCACTTCGTCTTTTTCGCAGGTTCGCAGGTCGTCTATGCACTCATCGACCCCACTCAAATGCTTTTCACCGTCAATACTATTGGTCAGCGCCTCACGAGACATCTTCATTCTCGTACTTCTATTTGTATTTCCGTGGTATTTCGACATATCAATGGTTTACCTGATTGACCCGATAGTCGGGGTACATTGACCCGATGGTCGGGGCAGTCCGATCAATTGGTTGGATTGAGATGTATCTCACGTTCAGCATCATAGGTCTGCGTAACCGTTACATCCCCAAGAGTCCCAACCACCGTACAAGCTTGACTCATTGCACAGAAGAGCAGCAGAACCCCAGATATCATCGTCTTCTTCATACACCAGCAGGACTCAGTTCTTGTACCGATGTGCCTGATGTGGATTGAGTCATACCACCAGCGTTTGGCTTGACCTCAGTCTCGGCCTCTACCTTTGGCTTGGGTTTCTTTTTGACCTTCTTCTTCGGCTTCTTATAGCCAATCTCAAGCAGTTCTGGATATAGGTCTAGCGTTACATTGGATGTGTTGCGCACATAGAACGTATTACCGTTGAAGACCCTACCTCCTGCCATCAGGTCAAACCCCAGAATTACAGCAGTCTCTGAAAGCTCTACTGCAAGTATCTCTTCAGCACAGATCACAGCAGACACTGACTGTCCCTGCACCCGTGCATCTGAATACGCAGTCCCGTCATCCTTGAGCCTAATGCTCTGGACAAATGGTTTCTCACCTTCAATCCTCATTTTCTCGCTCCTTACGCTTGCTAGTCCAATCCACATTGAATTGAACACTATCGTATTTATCTTTGAACGCTTGCGTGGGTGGTCTGCACCCCTTGCCGTTGCTAGGCATCATCCTAACTTGGCTTTGTTTCGTGTTCTTTTCTATTGCTCTGCTCATTCAGACCCGTCTCCCATTAATGCAGCTAATGTCTTGGCCCTTTGTCCGACCTGCCTATGCCATTTTGAATCCAGCATTTGTATTCCAGCCTCTTCAAAGTCGTTTACCTCTATCGCCGCCCACATTTTTTTGAACTTCATCACCCCAGAAAAACCAAGGTTATAGACCATCTCAATCAAGACTTCCCTGCGAATCTTGTTCAAGGTCATAAACGCATCAACACCGCACAACTCATCAAAGGCTGTATCCAAATCTTCAAACAGCCAACCTTCACACTCATCCTCACTGAACAAACGGGATTCCAAGTTAGTCCCAAAGCCCACGGTCAGCACACCTTCGGTGTCTAGATACGCCTCATCTCTAAACCCCTCGTGTTGCTTGACTCTTGCGATCAGTGCCTTGCTTAACATTACTTACCTGCGTGATAACCGGATATTAAAATTCGTAATGATTCTACTTCTTCATCAAGTCGATGGTGTTCCCGGTCATTGTATGATTGAATAACCGAGGTGGTTGTACCTACTAGCCTTGCCTGCGTTCCAGTGTAGCGATCCCCTGTTCCCTGCTCAACCTTGATTCCAAGCTCGCCAACGAGCTTTGCAAGTGCGGTGACTCTTTGCTCAAGGGTGGTGATTTCCTCACTGATAGCGATATGCTTGATTCGTTGCTCTTCAAATCCTTTTTCTGCTCGCTCCAAATTCCGGGTTGGGGCGTTGAAAGCAGTAGAAATAAGCAGTATAGAAATGCCACCAGTGACAGCGGTAACAACACCTGCACCGAGCTTGCCAAGAACAGGCTCATTTGCCTTTACTGCCATAGGCCCAACTCCAAAACGCCCTTCGGCACAAGACACTAGAAATTATATTCATTAACCCGGCTCAACCAATAAAATCTATACCCCCTTAACCTTAACCTTATTTACATTACTTAGTGATTGGTTTTTCCCACAATTACAGGACGGATGAAACTTATTCACGGTCGGGAAGTACCCGTTTTCTATCGCATTGATAACGTAATTGGAATGCCTCCTTACCGAGCTAGTTGTCTGCCTCTCACGAGCAGTGGTGGAAAGCACATTTAAATTTGGCCTGCAATTTCCAACAACAGTCGCCACGAACTGGCTTTTCTTGATGTAGGGGGGGAGACTGTCTAGCAAATCCATTGCTTCGTGACTTAGTGTGATAGTGCCAATCATAATTGAATCCTTGAGAACATTACTGCTGCCGGGTTTAATCCAAAAGATGTGCTTTTTTTCTTTTTTTCAACTCGCGCTACTATTTGATTTTGGTGCGCCCTATTAATTTCCTTCCATGTGAATACTGACCCCTCCGTTAATCTTCTAGCCCACGTTTCACTTGCGTCATGTGAGAATGCTATTTGTTTAATTGTCATGCGCGACCCGTGATGCGGCCCTCCAACTACTTTTTTTATTTTACCCAGTCCTTTATCAATCATCATCACCCCAATTGTTAATTTTAATACGTCCTAAAAACCCGGACGCTCTTTTCTCCTCAATCCTATCAAGTTCATCTCGGTAATGTTTTGCTATTGGCCCTACCCCTTTTGTCTTGCGAACAAACTTGCCCAACGAGGTGTCTCTTTTCATCTCCCACAACTTCATTTGTTCATCATCACTTAGCACTTCTTCGCGGCGCTCTTGCGTCCCTCCAGTAAACGAATGACACCCATAGCACAATGCTTCTGCGTTTAGTGGGTTGAACCTTATTCCCCAGTTTCCACGAGAGTGATGGTGTGAACAATCAAGTCCTGCTCTGGCTATACCTTCCGGGTAGTATTTACCACACCTCTCACAACACCAGCCTGCTGCCGCCCGAATGCATTTTGAGAATGCCTTGTCTGCTGCTGTACTTTTTATTCCACCCACTAGATATGTCCCCTCCCACTTCTGGCATTAAGACTGCGCCACGTTTCCAACTTAATTTCAGCCGCCTTCATTTTGGTTTGCAAGGTCGTGAACTCAGTTACGGCATCTGCAAGTTCTTGAATGCTGTGCCTGTACGCAGCACAACTTTCGGCTTCGGCTTCACGAGCAGCAGCAGTCTTCTCTTCGGAATCCAAAAACGCCTGACCCCTGAC